TTCTGGTCATTCCGCACAGGAACAACTGCCCCGTTGGGAATAAATATCTCAACCATACGAGGACCAGCTTGACCGCACCAACCACCAGCAGCCACAACACCAGCAAAAGCAGAAATATTATCAACAGCAGTAGCAACATCTGCCGTAGTCCCTGTAGCAGCAGTCATATCCAATGTAATTGTACTATTCGTTACACCGCTTTCTGTACTTCTACTAATAGCAGTAATCTCATAATTACCATTAGTTACATCAGTACCAGAAATGCTAACAAACATACCAACTTGCAAAGCATCAAAATCAGTCGTTGTACCAGTAATAGTTTTACTTCCACTTGCCGGAGTATCACTGGATAGAGAAACCCGCATCGGACTCTCTACATACATATATTTACCTTCGTTGTGTGAACCTTCTGCTGTAGTATCACCAATCGCATTAGCAGAATCACTATAACCACACCAATTTCTTGTGGTCTTAAAACTATAGCAAAGAGGCTCACCTTCTTGAAGGGTATCACTCCCCGTGTACCAAACAGCTTTTCGCTGTCTGAGGGGGTCAGTATAAGATAATTGAGCCATTGTTTTAGCTCCTTTCATTAAAAATTAGATTCATAAAGTTATCTCTTAGTCAGAGTCAGGATGTTGCGAGACTAAAAAGCCCGCATATTTTGGGCTTGTATTACACCAAACCTGATATACAAGGTCCATAAACAGTGCCATAACATTATGCCTGTTAGCATCCGGTTTCTTTACAATCGCAAAATCCCAATCACGAAGAATAACAGGATAGATAACACTATGATTCAAACCAACAATCGGGTCAGTACCATAAACATCTGTCTTAGCTGTATCAAGAGGCGGACAATACATCATCGGAATTCTCTTAAATGTAGGCTCCTCAAAGTAACCATCAGGACGATAACCCATATTATCATCAGAGGCACGATAGAAAGCATCCAACTTCTGAATCACATTAAGATTTGTATAGAGAGCAAAATTCAACTTCTCCATCGGGAGCTTCTCAGGAACAACAGGCGGCTGAAATTTTAACCTCAATACAGCAGCATGAAGCATCTGAAGCAGTGAATCATCAATATTTCCTTGATGGTCAGCATAGTAACTTGCCCAATCAGCCTTCGATGTAGCACTTGAAGCAATCCCACCCTTGTTGAAGGTTGTCTTGCTTGCATTACCAACCGCTACAGCATCGTCATAATGAGCACTGTAACCAGTAAATCCCTCAGTTGCAGCAGTACCACAAGATAACCAACTGAATATTGAATATGGACTATCTCCATCAGATGCACTCAAAGGAGCACCAAGTAACTTAGACTGGACTTCCTCAACCACATCTTTAACAGCGGAATCGTACTGAGATTCCCATACATTGTAAATTCTTGCCGGATTTTTGTTAATACTCTGCTCAATCAGATTCCAAAGCATTCCACCGGAAGCAAGTGCCCAATCTACCGTATATTTGGACTGAATGTTCTTTTTGATAAGAGCATCTTCTGCCCAAAAACCCTGGTGTTGTGCATTACCTTCAGAATCAAGAGTAACATGACCTTCAAGTTCGTCACCAACTTCCTTAACATTCCCCCTCATAAACGTATTAAATAGCTTATAATTGGGATAAGCATAGGTAGCTAACGGCGGCTTTTTTCTCCGAATTGCCTGTAGAGTACCTAAACCAATATCTACGGCATGGTCTAAACTCATTCTACTTCCCATAATTAACCGTTCCTTTCATTAAGTTTCTAAATTGATACCTAATCCTTTCGCAATCCCTTCAACAATATCTGCCTTTTCATCTTCTGGGTGTTTGTATGTTTTTGTAACATCCTTGGCAGTCCTTTTGGCAGATAGTCTTTTTTCTCCTTTCTTATACCTTTTAATCAGCTTCCGTTCTACATCCTTTTCCAAATTCATTCCCTTGTACCAAGAAAGAGCATGTTTCATTGCATCAGTCATATTTTGACTTTTGCCAGATTGCAAAAACAGTGTTGCGACGCCAAATACATCGTTCCGAGCTTTGAATGCAGGAGCAGATTTTATGAATTCCCCATTTGGGAATTTAGGTAAGTCTTCAGTCTTACCAAAAACCGGAAAATCTTTGCTTGTCTCATCAAAAATTTCGTTTGCTCTTTGCTCTCTGTCGGTAACTGTTTGAGCTTCCCTTTCTTCAGCTTCTTTACGCAGACCAGCTTCTACGCGGCTGAACTTTTCATCATATTCTTTCTTCAATTCTTCCCTGAATTGTTCAAATTTATCATCAGATTCTTTATCAGGAGCAGTGGATTTATCCTCCTGCTCAGACTCTACAGCCTGTTCCTGAGAATCTAATTCTTGTAATTCTTCTAATCTTGCATTTAATTGAGGTAACATTTCCAGCAAATCTTCATCTTTATAATCTGCGGAAAAATCCTCAATCTGCTTATCTGTCCAACCAGCATCTCTTGCAGCAGTAGTAAATTCATCAGGAATATTATCTGAAATTTCATCAGAATCATCAATTTCCTGAGAATCCAACTCATCTTGAAAATTATCTGGTCCGGCTTTCTCACCAACTCTAAGTTTTTTACCAATCCAACCTATTACTGAATCTGGTGAATCTTTATCTTCTGTGCTGATTCTACCATCCGCCTTAACATCATCAGGAGTATCTATTACTTCGTCAGTCTGAACATCTTCAATAACTTCTGTCTCTTGCTTATCTTCAGGCATTTTCTATCCCCTTTACATCTTCTGTCTTTGTCTCTTTTGTCTTTTTTGCAGAGCAATCACGGCAGAATTTCTGAGCCGGTGATTTCGGATAAAACAAACTTTTGCATTTTTCACATTCCTTCAGATTTATTCCAACTTTGTTCAAAACATCGTGAACAATGGATTCAATCTTTTCTCTTGTAAATATTTGTACAACATCTTTGTTGGCAACAGTTTTGTTGCGCACTTCCTCTAAAGTGTTAGCATCAGGATATAGCCGATTACAGTTAATACATTTATTAACTTTATCAGTCCTCGGTTGAAACTGGCATTTACAAATATCACAAATTGACTTTTCCATTATTTGTCTCCTAATTTTCTTCCATTTTGGCTTCTTTCATTCTACGAAGTTTGTCATTTCTGTTTTTTATTAACATCTGTCCACGCTCATTAAAAACTGCCCCAGGATGAGTTTTCATCGCATCCTTTATTTGATTTGGGTTAATTCCAAGTGCCCAAGACCACCTTGGATTATCGACCATTAGTCCGTCAATATTCCCTTGACTCTGCTCTGCTCTAATATCTCTAATAGCTTCACCCCCACATTCACATTTTCTTGGTTTGGATGATTCACTCATTGGTGCTGTTACTTCAAAATTCTCACCACACTTTGAACAAGAATAGCAATATATAGCCAACTTAACTCTCCTCATAGAATGGTGCAATAAGTTTTCTGGCTTCAGTCATAAGCTGAAAGATATTGTTATGAAAAGCACCAAACTTTGCTTTAACTTCAGTAGGTAAAACTTCATCCAGCAAGACTTCATTAAAGGCTTCGTGATAATCATCATTAGCACCAACTAATTCCTGAAAAGGTGTTCTTTCGTCTGACATTGTTTATCCTCCTACCAAAAGGTAAAATAATTGAGATGAAGCATCATCACCAATATAACGAATCCCAGACATTGCTGTTGAATTGGGATTTATTGGGACAGGATAACCTTGACCTTCTTTTATATACAAATGAGAATCTGTAGCAACCGGGTCTCCTGTTGTTGCTCCTAACTTTACATAAAAATTCCCAGTAATAGCCTCCAAGTAAAGAAAATAACCACTACCTGCTGCTATATCCCCTAAATCCAAGGTAGTGCCGGTTGTACCTGTAACCGGAGAACCTTTTACAACTTCTACTGGAGTTGTTGCTGTAAACTTTTTTGAAATACTTTCTCCACCAGAATAATGTCCATCTATTTCAAGATGTGACCATACATTAAGTTCTGCGGCCATTATTTGACTCTCCTAAAATTAAGTCTCCATAAAAATCTGGCTATGTCTTTTGCTGTTATAGTTACCAATTCTTCTTTTGCACTCCAAGAACAAGCATGAAGTGCTTCGTGAATAGCAGTCTCTAATCCCACACGCTTAGATAAATCTCTTTCAACAATAAGCCAGAGATAGTCATCGGTATCACAATTTCCATCTAAATCATCCAAGATAATACGATATGTTTTACCATTAAACGTGTGAGTATGTATCTTTTCCATGTCTCCTTTTATCTCCTTATTTCTTCTTTTTACGTCTCTTTAGTTTTTTTCTTGGTTTCCAATCTGTCACCTTTTGCATGGTTCCGTAAATATAACGTCCTGTTCTTTCTTTACCATATCCTCTTTTACGAGCAGTACGTTTTAGTTTCCGATGAAGTGCCTTGGGCATTATTCCAGCCTCGACATCTCTAAAATGCTCAAATAAGTTTTTAATGCTTGTTCACATATCCTTGCAGGGATACACAAACCAATATTGTCTCCACCGTAAGCTAAACCCCCAACTAAAATTCCAATGATTTCTCCGTCCGTATCTACTACCGGACCACCGCTGCAACCAGGATATGCCGCAGCATCCGTTTGCAACATTATCTTTTGCCCAAAGAAACCATCACAGTCTCTATTTACTGAAGAAATAATACCTTTAGATACTGAAAAACAGTAATCCCAACCAAAAGGATTACCATACATAAAAGCAATATCACCACGTTGTATGGTATCGTCATCAAAAGCGAGAATAGGACTATTGCAATCGCCAATATATATAAAACCAACATCAGCGGCCCCTTCTAAATAAAATTCAGTTGAAATATATTCAGTACCATCCTCAAACGTTATAGTAAAATTTAGTGCACCATAACCTTCCCCACCAACAACGTGCCCGGCTGTAAGTATCAATCCGTCACCCACATAAGAACCGCTACCTTGCCATCCGGCATCTGCTTCGATGTGTACCACACTCCTAAATACCTCATCAACCACAGATAGCCTGTTGTCAAGATAAACGCCAGTTGCAAGCGAAACATAACCGATAACCAAAATGAATAGAATTGCTGTTGTTCTCATTTTATCTCCTTTATCATGCTTCTCGTGTACCAAAACCAGCAACACTACCCACAGTTTTTTCTTGTTGCTGCTCTTTGTCAGCCACTCTACTAAAATCTAAAGCCCCAAAAGCATCATTTCCCTGCCCCTGTTTGTTTTTATCCCCTGTCGTAAGCCAAGGCATCTGCTTATCATTTGGGGCATCCGGCACAATCGTCTTGTACCATTGGGCAATAGTTTCAATATCTTGATAACCGGCAAGAATCTTAGAAACAGTAGGTATATCAAGTTGTGCACCCTGCATCTGAGCCATTTGCATTGTTGGGATTATCCAGGTAGTTAAGAATTGCATCAATCTGGAATATTTTATTTCTGGTGTACTCCTCTGACTGCTATAAGGTTCAATATCAAAAACAAAGTCACGGTAATCACCAACCTTATCTGCTTGGGAAAACACATACGGAATATCCCCAACTCCAGGCACAGTTTCCACAAATTCCATAATTACATTTGGTTCCTCCCAAACCCCCCAGGCTAATTTTTCTACAATGGAAGTCATAAAACTTTGAAATCTATTATACATATTACTAATCACACGAGTAGCATTTTGGAAAACAAGCTCCTCTTGTCCAAGTGTGGGAGCCTGTGAACCACGACCACCTAAAACATCGGGATTTGCACCACTCTTTGTAAACTCTTGCTCCGCCCAAACCATCCAATTATAGTTTATTTCATTTGCACCACCAAAACTAATCTTTTGTGCAGCAGCAGCATTAGCGGAAGGAATCACATCCATATTCTTTGCATTGACAATTTTCTTTCCGAGTTCTTCTTGTCCTGCATCGACTACTATAATATCTTTCTGGGATTCAGCTTGTTCTCTGGCAACTTTGGCAATCATATTCGTTGAAACATCTAAATCATACCAAGCCCAAGCAGGCGGTATCGGGATAGGACATTCAGGAAAATAATTATAACCAACGTAATCATAAGGACCGCCTTCAGGACCATCCCAATTTTCTGTTTTTAGGATTTTTGCATAATGTCCTTCAGGTTGAATTGTCAGAATTTCATTTGAATCATATAAATAAAAATCTATAAAAGTTGTAAAATCCCGCAATGCTAATTTATCGTGAGTAAATTTAGGGTCAGATATTTCCTGCGGACTATATTTATCAACCAACTTACAATCCGGTTGAATATAATCAGCTATCTGTTTTCCAAATTTATCCTTTCCAGCATACAAATCTTTTGCATACGCTGTTGGAAGCCGATAAATATCTCCTTCAAAAGCAAAATCAGAACGCCTTTTAGCTGATGAGTCTCCAACATAAGATGAATCATCAATAACACTTATCCAGGGAGTCCCAATTTTAATAATTTCATCATTTAACGAAATACGTTTATTGTAATTAAACATTATCCGAGTTATAGCTGCACCGAACATTGAATTTATTGCAGCAGGAATAAGCACGTTTTCAGCTAAATTCATTTTATTGATAAGAAAATTCAAAGCAAGCTGTGTAGTATAAGCATAGGGACGAAATTGGGAAACCAACGTGCTTACAGAAATTTTGGGATTGCCTTCTACCAGGTAAGGTTGTATGGCAGAAACTCCCCTACCTATGAAATTTATTAAATGCTCACGAACATATCCAGAGTCGAAGAATCCAGAAGCCCACAGTTTTAGTAGTTCTTGACGATGCCTTAATGGACCTTCCCACCGTTTCGTCCAGGCTTTTGCAAGTCTTTGAAGTCTTGCTGGAAAGTTTGTCCTTTTATCCTCTTGGTAAAGTTTGTTAATCAAAATAGATACCTTTTCTGTTCTGCTTTCTTTATTCTATTTTCTTTTTGCCGCTGGCGAAAACGGTGCATAAAACTATTTATTGGAGGTTCAACGACATTCTTTACATCACCCTTTGGTTGATAAGTTGAAGCTAAAACACATAATCCAGCAGCTATTGGTCTATCCCCGTGTCTTTCCCTTGCTCCAGTAGATATATCAGCTTTACGAGATAGGAAACACGCTTTCCCTTCCATAAACACATAATCAAACAATTCAGACAATAAATGCTCACAATGTATGATTATAGATTTATAAGTTCTTTGTTCTTTCAATCCTTCAGCCAAAGCTATATCTAATTCTTTCAACAAGTCAGCTTTATTATCTCCATTTGAACGCCACCCTGGTTTTCTTCCCTGTTTTTTTCTTTTCTCTACCGCACTATAAAAAAGATTATAGTAATCATTCCATTTTACTCGTTTGGCAAAATTTACCCCCTGACCACCATTTGATTCCCAAACTAAGATAGGTTTGTTTACACCACCAACCCAATAAGTCATAGCAACAGATAAATCAGCAAGTAATTCAGGTGTTGTGTTTGGACAAGCCCAAATTCCAACTAATTCATCATCATTAACATCTTCAATTGCAACAATAGAGTTAGAGTTTCCCAATCCCCAGGAAATATCTACGCCAATGACAAAATTATGATGTTGGTTAGGTCTTCCTTTTTTTAATTCTCCCCACCATTTTAGTCGTTTAACTCCAGCACCAAGCCACAACTGAGCAGATTCTACATCTACTTTACCAGTTTGCAGATAATCAAAGACTATTTCACCTTCATATTTTGGTTCTTTGATAGTCTGAGTTTCTATCTGACTTAGAGTTAGATGATTGAACACTGTATCAGAAGAACCATAAGGGGTCGCCCATATATTACATAGGAAGTCCCGTTTTTGTCTTTTTGATTCTTCAATATCATGCCATGGAGAACGGACTGCACCAGGGATGTTATTACAACCATCCGCTACAAATGAAATTTCTTTATTCTCTAAGACCCTCTTATAATCCTCCAACTTAAACTCTATTGGAATCTCAGGATAAATTTTCTTGTAGTATGGGATGTCGATAAGTTTTATCAAACCAGGTTCGGGGCTTTCATAAAGCCCTGGATTTTTTAGCGGATTATCCGGCCAAAGCAAAGTTATTACTTTTGTTGTCGGTTTCTGTAAAACCTGATTGAATGTATGACCAGGACCAAGCCAGTGTGTTGAACCATAAATAACACAATTTATCACATCGTGAATACTGCCTTCAATTGAATCTGCAATAGATTTATCAACACGACCAAATTCATCTAAAAACATGGCGGTAGCACGACCACCTGCACCAAAGTTTTCATTCGTAGTTTCGCCGGTTATTGCAGACCCCATACTATCAATCCTGATAAGCATATCTTTACGAAAGATATTTTTATTCTCAGGAGTCAACTTAAAACCAGTCCACTCAGGAAGATTTTCAAAAACATTATCAATTTTAGCAAAAATAGTGTAATCATCGCCAAACTTGTCAACTAACTCTTTTTTACGAGAACCAACAACAAAGTTTGATTTTTCATACAAGATACAGTGTAAAGAAAATAATTTTGCAACTATTTCTGTTGCTCCTTCTTTCCGAGATTTGTTTATTCCAATATCCCCATTATTTCCTATCCAACCCCTTTTAATTGCTTCATCTAAAGCTACTACCGCTTCGGGTTGCTTACCCCATAACAAAAAAGGTAAATTGCGTTGTCCAGGTGGACGTTGAGGGTCCAACGTAGAGAACAGAACATCAAAGGCTATCGGAGGATACTCTCTACAAACATCCCAGAACCATTCTTGAAGCTCTTTTGAACCTCTGATGATTTTGTAAAACTCTTTTCTGAACGCAATATTTTCCTGTACGTTCTTCGGGACCAAGTAAAAAAAGTCAGTTGCGGAAAGATTTTCGTAAATCATCTGTCTCTCAAAACATCATAATACAAAGACTATATTCTCACAACTTATTCCCAAAATCATAGCATTATCAATTTCAAAATTTGTAGCCCAATCCAAAGCTTTTAGACTCGCCTCTGTTGCATTTTTAGCTTTAATTCTAAATTGTCCCATTAAAACAGGAATGTCTGAGTAACATACTTCTGCATTTTGCCCAACCTTAACTAAGAATTCCCACACCTTCTGTCTCCTTTACTTCTGTCGATTCTACTTTTTTCCGATTTATTAGATTTCCAAACACTCGGTCCACTTCAGCATCCACATCAACGTCCACATTCATAGT